GTGGCGCTGCTTCTTTGGTGCGGAGATGGCGAGGAGCGCGCCGAGGTCTATGGCTGTGCTGCGGACAGGCAGCAGGCGGCGATTGTCTTTGATGTGGCAGCGGACATGGTTCGGATGTGCCCGGCATTAAACCGGCGCGTGAAGATCCTGACATCACAGAAGCGAATCATTTATGCGCCGACGAACAGCTTCTACCAGGTGCTCTCGGCGGAGGCATATTCGAAGCATGGCTTCAATATCCACGGGGTTGTCTTTGATGAGCTGCACACGCAGCCGAACCGCAAACTCTTTGATGTCATGACGAAGGGCTCCGGCGACGCTAGGATGCAGCCACTGTATTTTCTGATCACGACAGCCGGAACAGATACCAATTCCATCTGCTATGAGACCCATCAGAAGGCGAAGGATATCCTGGAAGGCAGAAAGATCGATCCGACCTTCTATCCGGTGATCTACGGAGCAGATGAATCGGATGACTGGACAGATCCGGAAGTCTGGAAGAAGGCTAATCCGTCCCTCGGCATCACAGTAGGCATCGACAAGGTCGAAGCGGCCTGCGAGTCTGCCAAGCAGAATCCGGGAGAGGAGAACTCCTTCCGGCAGCTGAGGCTCAATCAGTGGGTGAAGCAGGCGGTTCGCTGGATGCCGATGGATAAGTGGGATGCCTGTGCCTTTCCAGTGAACGAGGAAGACCTCGAAGGGCGCGTCTGTTACGGCGGGCTCGACCTTTCCAGCACGACCGACATCACCGCCTTCGTACTGGTATTTCCGCCGCTGGATGAGAATGATAAGTATGTCGTTCTTCCATATTTCTGGGTGCCGGAGGATACGCTTGATCTCCGGGTCCGGCGCGACCACGTCCCGTATGAAGTCTGGGAGAAGCAGGGGTATATTCAGACCACAGAAGGCAATGTCATCCACTACGGATTCATAGAGATATTTATCGAGAACCTAGGCGAGCGTTTCAACATCCGGGAGATTGCCTTCGACCGGTGGGGTGCTGTTCAGATGGTGCAGAACCTGGAGGGCATGGGATTTACGGTTGTACCGTTCGGACAGGGCTTTAAAGATATGTCGCCGCCTACGAAAGAGCTTATGAAACTAACGCTGGAAAAGCGGATCGCCCACGGCGGGCATCCGGTGCTCCGCTGGATGATGGACAACATCTACATTCGAAGGGACCCGGCAGGAAATATTAAGGCGGATAAGGAGAAGTCCACAGAGAAGATCGACGGTGCCGTTGCGACGATTATGGCGCTCGACCGTGCGATCCGCTGCGGCAACGACAATGGTGCTTCCGTGTATGACACGAGAGGCATCTTATTTTTATAGGAGGACGGTGAGACATGAGCATCTTTTCTAAAATCTTCCGGTCAAGAGATAAGCCGAAGGACTCTACGAACCGTTCCGGATACCGGTACTACTACGGCTATTCGTCGACCGGGAAGGCTGTGACAGAGCAGTCGGCAATGCAGATCTCAGCAGTCTATGCCTGCGTGAGAGTTCTGTCGGAAGCCATCGCATCGCTGCCGCTTCACACCTACGTGTATAACGAGGACGGCAGCAAGAAGAAAGCCATCGAGCATCCGCTTTACCGGCTTCTTCATGATGAGCCGAATCCGGAGATGACGTCCTTCATCTTCCGCGAGACATTGATGACGCACCTTCTGATGTGGGGCAATGCCTACGCGCAGATCATCCGGAACGGCAGGGGCGAGGTCGTCGCGCTCTATCCGCTGATGGCAAACCGCATGCGGGTGGACCGTGACGAGAACGGAAAGCTCTACTACGAATACCAGATGATCTCGTCTGATGCGCCGACCATGAAAACGGGAACGGTGAGACTCTCGCCTTCCGACATGCTGCATATCCCGGGACTTGGCTTTGACGGCCTGGTCGGATATTCACCAATAGCGATGGCAAAGAACTCCATTGGCATGGCAATGGCAACCGAGGAGTACGGTGCGACTTTCTTCAAGAACGGCGCGAATCCGTCCGGGATTCTCTCGATGCCGGGCGTCGTGAAAGACCCGGAAAAGATCCGGTCATCCTGGGAGGCAGGATTCGGCGGAAGCTCTAATGGCAACAAGGTCGCCATCCTTGAGGAAGGCATGACCTATACGCCAATTTCCATCTCGCCGGAGCAGGCGCAGTTTTTGGAGACGAGAAAATTCCAGCTGGATGAGATCGCGAGAATCTTCCGTATCCCGCCGCACATGATCGGCGACCTTGAGCATGCGACCTTCTCCAATATCGAAGAGCAGTCGCTGGAGTTTGTGACTTATACGCTGGAGCCGTGGCTTTCCCGCTGGGAACAGTCGATGCAGAGAGCGCTGCTTCTTCCGGAAGAAAAGAACCAGTACTTTATCCGCTTTAACGTTGACGGACTCCTTCGCGGCGATTACGCCAGCCGTATGAGCGGTTACGCGACCGGAATCCAGAATGGGATCATGTCGGTCAACGATGTAAGAAGCCTGGAAAACATGGATCTGCTTTCTGATGAGGAAGGCGGCAACATCCACATCTTAAACGGAAATGTCGTCAAGCTAGCCGACGCTGGCAGCGCATACACAAACAGTCCAGATGAAAAGGAGGACACAGATGAAGACGCAGAAGAAGTTCTGGAGATGGGTAAGAAACAAACTTCCCGATCCAGAAAATCCAGAAGAGACAACTGAAGAAAGAACGCTGTTCCTTGATGGGACGATTGCGGAAGAGAGCTGGTTTGACGATGATGTCACGCCGGCTCTTTTCAAATCGGATCTTTCAGAAGGAACAGGAGACATCACTGTCTGGATCAATTCGCCGGGCGGTGACTGCTTTGCAGCGGCGCAGATTTACAACATGCTCCGCGATTATCCGGGAAAGGTCACGATCAAGATTGATGGCCTCGCAGCATCCGCCGCCTCAGTCATTGCGATGGCGGGCGATACGGTGCTTGTCAGTCCGGTATCCATGATCATGATCCATAACCCTTCCACGGTTGCGATGGGAAACTCCGCAGAGATGCAGAAGGCCATCGAGATGCTCGATGAAGTGAAGAATTCCATCATCAATGCCTACCAGGTGAAGAGCGGTCTTTCCAGAAACAAGCTCAGTAAGCTAATGGATGAAGAGACCTGGATGGATGCCGGGAAAGCGGTCGAGCTTCACTTTGCCGATGCGATCACTGAGCGAAATTCTCTCTATGGGAAGACGGCAGAGCCTGATCCGGACGAGGAAGAAAAGGATACACCGCCGGATGAAGATTTGGAGGATTACAAGACACCCGGCATGCTCTTTTCCCGATACCGCGTCGCGGCAGCCATGAACCAAAAGCTCTGTGACTACGTCAAGACGCATGAGCCGGAGCCGGAAGCAGCAGATGATACACACAGAATTGACGAGCTCGAGAAACGTCTCGATCTCATGAAGAAATTTATCTAAGGAGGATACACACCATGAATGTACAGGAACTGATCAATAAGAGAGCAAACGTCTGGGAGAATGCGAAGGCATTTCTCGAGGACCACAGAAACAACGAGGGAATCCTTTCTGCGGAGGATGGCGCAACCTATGACCACATGGAGGATGAAATCACCAGCCTTACAAAGGAAATCGACAGACTCCAGCGCCAGAGAGATATCGACGACATGCTTGGCAAGCCAACAGCAACGCCGCTTACCGGAAAGCCTGGTGCCGGTGCACCGGATGATCCTGAGAAGGTCAAGACCGGTCGCGCGTCCGAGCAGTACAGAAAGGACATGCTGACAGCCTTCCGTACCAACTTCCGTAAGATCAGTAACGTTCTCCAGGAATCCGTACCGACAGAAGGCGGATACCTTGTTCCGGAGGAATGGGACAGCCGACTGATCGATGTTCTGACTGAGGATAACATCATGAGAAGCCTTGGAACGACCATCACGACTTCCGGCGGGCACCGCATCAATATTGCGGCAACGAAGCCTGCAGCAGCGTGGATAGATGAAGGCGGAGAACTGACCTTCGGAGAGGCAACCTTTGAACAGAAGAATCTCGATGCCTACAAGCTTCATGTGGCTATTAAGATCACGGAGGAGCTGCTTTACGACAACGCCTTCAATCTTGAGAACTACATCATCACACAGTTCGGCAAGGCCATCAGCAATGCCGAGGAGGATGCCTTCTTAAACGGCGACGGCAACAAGAAGCCAACCGGCATCTTTGATGCGACAAATGGCGGAACGGTCGGCGTGACTCTTTCCGGCGCTACGATCAAGACGGACGACATCATCAGCCTGATCTATGCGTTAAAGCGTCCGTACAGAAGAAACGCCTCCTTCATCTTAAACGATGCGACGCTTGCCGCCATCCGTAAGTTGAAGGACAACAACGGCGCGTATCTCTGGCAGCCTTCCTACCAGGCAGGTGAGCCGGACCGCATCTGCGGATATGTAGCTCATACATCTCCTTATGCACCGGTGCTTGAAGCCGGAAAGCCGGTCATGGCCTTTGGCGACTACAGCTATTACAACATCGGCGACCGCGGAACCAGAACACTCCAGGAGCTTCGCGAGCTTTTCGCGGGAAATGGCATGGTCGGTTATGTCATGAAGGAAAGAGTGGACGGCCTTCTGGTTCTTCCAGAAGCCGTGCAGATCATGCAGGCCGGCGCATCCGCATAAGAGAGCGCTGGGAACGGAGGTGAAATGGGATGAGCGTGACGCTTGATGAAATGAAGACTTATCTTCGCGTGGATTCCGGCGATGAAGATGCATTGATCGAAAGTCTGCTTGCTGCAGCTAAAAAGCTCTGCATGGACGTTGCCAGATGTGACAGCGAGGAGGAATTCGAGGCTATTCCGGTATCAAAGATTGCGGTCATGTTTGCGACCGCTTATCTCTTCGAGCACCGCGAGGAAGCCGATCACGAGAAGCTCACCTTTTCCCTCCGCGCCCTGCTCTTTGCTGACAGGGAGGAGGGATTCTGATGGACATAGCCGCTATGCGGGTCCGGGTAACCTTCCAGAAGAACGCGGTCACCATAGACAAGTATGGCAACCATACATCTGAATGGACCGACTATTTCACCTGCTGGGCGACGGTCGGAACGGGAACAGGATCAGAGTCAGACGGTGAGGTGATCAATCCGGAGGAGTCTCTTGATTTCACCTGCCGCTACTGCTCCGAACTTGCCGCAGTCGAATCCACGAAATACAGGATTCTCGCAGAAGGTCATGTCTACAACATTACCTATGTGAATCCGATGGGCTACAGGAAAAACTCCCTCAAATTCAACTGCAAACTGGAGAAGAAATCATGAGCCGGAATGTTTCTATCGATGAAATGAGCGATGCCATCATGGACGAGCTTGAGAAATACAAGGATCTCGCAGCCGACGATCTGAAGGATGCCGTGAAGGAAACTGCAAAGACGGTCCGAAAGGAGATCCAGGCGAACGCGCCGGTCGATACGGGCAAGTACAAGAAGTCCTGGTCCGTCAAGAACATACACGAGGATGCAGAGTCCATTGACCTGGTCGTCCATTCGAGAAACCGGTATCAGATCGCGCATCTTCTGGAGCATGGCCATGCCAAGCGCGGCGGAGGCCGGGTGGCGGCAAGACCGCACATCGCAGCAGCGGAAGAAAAAGGCGAGGAGCAGCTTGTGGAGACGATCAAGCAGAAGCTGGGAGGTGCCTCATGACCTATGACGATATCGTAGAAATGCTGGAGGAAGCCAATCTTCCTCTTGCCTATGACCACTTTGCAGAGGGCGAGTCTCCGGACCCGCCTTTTCTCATATTCCTGTTTCCAGGAAGCGACAACATGTATGCCGACAACAGAGTCTTTCAGAAGATCGACAACCTGAATATCGAGCTTTACACGGACAAGAAGGACCCAGGTACAGAAGCAAGGATTGAAGCTATTCTTGATGACCGAGAGCTTCCGTATGAGAAATCGGAGGTGTGGATCGCGGAAGAAAGAATGTATGAAGTCCTGTATCAGACACAGATGATTGGAGGTTAAGAACTATGGCAAATAAGAAAAACAAGGTCAAGTTTGGCCTGAAGAACTGCCACTACGCCATTGCGACGCTTGCCGAGGATGGAACGGTCACATTTGGCACGCCGGTAGCGATGCCTGGTGCGGTATCGCTTTCCCTTGACGCGGAAGGCGACAATGATCCGTTCTACGCGGATGATTCCGTGTATTACATGGTATCCAATAACAACGGCTATTCCGGCGATTTCGAGCTTGCGCTGATTCCGGAGAGCTTTCTTACGGATATCATGCATGAGACGGAGGATGCCAATGGCGTCATCGTTGAAAACAAGGATGTAGAGCCGGAGCACTTTGCGCTTCTCTTTGAGTTTTCCGGAGATCAGCGGAAGATCCGTCACTGCATGTACTACTGCAGCGCGACGCGTCCATCCGTTACCGGAAGCACGAAGGAGGACTCGACCGAAGTGCAGACCGAGACACTTTCCCTTACCGCATCGCCGCTTCCTTCCGGCATTGTGAAGGTAAAAACTGGCACGAACACCACTGACGTCGTGTATAACGCATGGTACGACAAGGTCTACGAGCCTTCGGCCAGTGCAACATCCTCGTCTGCGAGCAGCACAACTGAGTGAGGTGAGCAGAAATGGCAGTGACAAAAACAATTGATGTTGATGGGAAGCCGGTGACGTTTCGAGCGTCCGCTGCAATCCCAAGACTCTACAGAAACAAGTTCCACCGGGATATCTACCGCGACTTAAACAAGCTGCAGAAAGGCATTGACGACAGTGACGCTGAGAATTCCAGTCTCGACACATTCAGCCTTGAGCTTTTCGAGAACATCGCGTGGCTCATGGCAAAGCACGCGGACAAGACCGTGCCGGACAGCCCGGAGGAATGGCTCGACGAGTTCAACACGTTCTCGATCTACGAGATCCTTCCGCAGATCATCGAGCTTTGGGGACT